GCTCCGCGCGGCGCGTGGCGACCGCGTCTCACGCGCCGCGGCGGACGCAATCTCTCGCGTGTTGCCGGTGCGCGTGCCAACGTCAAAGGAGTCAGCGTGACGCCGAAGCCGCCGAAGAAGCGTGGACCGAAGCGGGGCAAGTCCGCGGCCGCGGCGATCGAGCGGAGCCTCGACGACGCACTCACCGAGCAGATGCGCGCGACGGCACGCGCGGTCTTCGAGCAGATCGAGAAGCGCGCGCGCGCGGGCAAGGACGTTCCGATCTCGCTGCTCGGCGCGGCACGCCTCCTTGCCGAGTGGCACACCGACTACCTCACGGTGCAGAGCGCGACGCGGGACACTCCGCCGGCGTCGGCGGAGAAGGGGAAGTGATTGCCGCTCGCCTCGAGACTCGCGCGGCACGCTCGGCAGCTCCGGGTGATCGAACGCCTGCGCGACATGCGGCAGTGGACACCGGCGGCGGAGAGCGACCCGGGGCCGCTCCTCGACTTCATCCCGGCGATGACGCCGCGGTTCCGGAAGCCGACGCATCTCCGTCGCCTCGCGGAGTCATTCGAGCGCGGCGCGACGGACCCGGGCAGCGTGCGCGAGGCGCACACGTATCCGATCCGGTTCGGCAAGACGACGCTCTTCCAGCACGCGATCGCGTGGCTCCTGCGCAAGGATCCGACGCGCTCGATTCTGTATCTGAGCTACGCGCACGGGTTTGCGGCGAAGCAGACGGGCAAAGCGAAGGACCTCGCCGACCGCGCGGGCGTGCTGCTCGGTCGGACACGCCGACGCGACGAGTGGACGACGCGCGCCGGCGGGCTCGTGAAGGGCACAGGAATCGGTGGCCAGATCACGGGCGAGGGATTCACCGACATCATCATCGACGACCCGCACAAGAACCGCGCGGAGGCCGAGTCGCGGATCATCCGCGAGGGCGTGATCGAGGCGGCGTTCTCGGACGTCTTCACGCGCACCGATCCACGCGGCACGAACATCTGGGTCTCGCACGCGCGTTGGCACGTCAACGATCTCACCGGCGTTCTCAAGCGGACGCCGAGCTCGGGCTTCAGGGCGTACAACACGCCGGCGCTCGACGAGCGCGGCCGGTCGCTGGCGTCGTGGCTCATGACCGCGAAGCAGCTCGAGGATCTGCGTGAGCTGCTCGGCCCATACGGTTTCGCATCGCTCCTGCAGGGCTCGCCGCGGCCGCGCGGCGGGACGCTCTTCGGATCCCCGACGCTCGCCGATCTGCGCGAGCCGCGCTCGTACCGGATCGCGATCGGCATCGACCTCTGCCGCTCGACGGCGACGCGCTCCGACTGGAACGCCGCGGTCGTCATGCGGAGGGATCTCGAGCACGGGTTCCTCGACATCCTCGAGGCGGTGCGCGAGCGCGGGAACCTGGTCGTCGGCGCGCAGTCCGAGCTCGTCGACGTCGGCTTCGTGCGGCAGGTCGCGCGGCTGCTCCACGCGTACCCGGGCGCCGAGCTCTGCATGTACGCCATCCAGCTCGAGGCTGCGCTCGTGCGGCTCCTCGAGCGCGAGCTCTCGGACGCGATGCGACGCGAGATCCGCGTGCACACGTACGCTATCGGCGGCGACAAGTACCTCCGGGCGCAGCCGTACGCGGCGAGCTGGAACAAGGGGCTCGTTCGGATCCCGGGACGCGAGACGATTGCGGACGGGCAGGAGGACGCGCGCGAAGAGGATCGCGTCGGCGGATGGCAGCACGCGCTCGTCACCGAGCACGGGGAGTTCACGGGCGTGAAGGGGCAGGAAGATGACCAGGTCGATGCGGCCGCTGCTGCGCACGACCATCTCGCGGGAGAGGCGAAGACCTCACTCGACGAAGCGATGCGAGCAGCGGGGAGGGTCTGATGCAAGCGGATCGAGCGGATGGCATAGCGGTAAGCGAGGCGTGGGCCGGCGTGATTAGGCGCGACGGATGGGAGAACGTGATCCTCGGCCTCGGCGGGACGAAGGACCCGTCGGCGTACACGACGATCTCGCAGCGGCCTCCGCTGCCGGACGAGCTGCTCGAGGCGCTGTACGTCGAGGACCACTTCGCGGCACGGATTGTCGAGGCGGTTGTGCGCGACGCGATGCGGCCGGGGTGGGATCTGCGTCACGCGGGCGAGCAGCAGGAGGCCGCCCGCGCGCGGGACGCGTTTGCAACGCGCGAGGAGGAGCTCGGCGTGCTAGCGAAGATGGCGGAGGGTGCGAGCTGGGGGCGCGTGTTCGGTGGAGCCCTGACATGGATCGGCGCCGACGATGGGCGCGACGCCGAGGCGCCGCTCGACGAGGAGACGATCGCGTCGGTGCGCTTTCTGCACTCGTACGACCGGCGCGACGTACGGGTCGCCGAGTACTACCAGGACCCGAAGCACCCGAAGTTCCGACAGCCGTCGGTGTTCCAGGTGTGGCCGCGAACGCTCTCGGGACAGACCGGGCCGGGGGCAGCAGCGGCCGGCGGCGCGAAGGTGCACGAGTCGCGCTGCGTCGTGTGGGGCGGGCAGTCGACGACGGACACGCGGCGGCAGCTGCTCTCGGGCTGGGACGACTCGGTGCTCGAGCGCTGCTGGGATGCGCTGCGGCAGGTCGCAGAGGACTACGGCGCCAAGAGCATGCTGCTCGGCCGGGTGTCGCAGGCGATCTACAAGATCCGAGAGCTCTACGCGATGATCGCCGGCAAGCGCGAGGAGATCCTCCGGGCCCGGATCGGGATGCTCGATGCGAGCCGCTCGCGCGGCCGAGCGATCGTGCTCGACGCCGAGGAGGAGTTCGTCAACGTCACGCAGCCGCTCACGGGCGTCGACACGTTGCTAGATCGAGCGCTGCTGCGGCTCGCGGCCGCGGCGGGGATGCCGGTGGCGGTGCTGCTCGGGCAGCCGCTCTCGCAGCTCGCCGGGACCAACGCCGGCGATCTCGAGGTCTGGTCGCAGCAGGTCGAGGCGTGGCGGCAGCTCGAGCTCCGGCCGCGGCACGAGCGGATCGTGCAGCTCATCCTCCTGGCGCAGGACGGTCCGACGGCGGGCCAGGAACCCGCCGGGTGGAGGATCGTCTACCGGCCGCTGCGCGTGCCGAGCGCGAAGGAGGCCGCCGAGGTGCGCAAGCTGCAAGCCGAGACCGACGCGATCCGAGTCGACAAGGGCTTCGCGACGCCCGAGGCGATCGCGCTGCAGCGCTTCGCCCCGTCGGCGGCCGGCGATCTCGTGATGGACGAGAAGGAGCTCACCGAGGCCCTCGACCGGCGCAAGCAGCTCGCGAACCAACCGCCGAAGGACAACGCCGAGATCGGCACCGTCGGTGCGCGGTCGAGCGCGGCAATCGAGATCATCGAGAAGGTCGCGCAGAAGCTTATCCCGCGCGATTCGGGCACGACGCTGCTCGTCGAGCTCTTCCGGTTCACGCCGCAGGTCGCCGAGACGATGCTCGGGCCCGCCGACTTCGAGCCGGCGCCGCCGAAGAACATGCCCGGCCCTGCGCCCACGACTGGCGGCGGCGCGGGCGGCGCGGGCGCTCCGCCGCAACTCCCGGGCGTGAATGCTGGCGGCGATCCGACGAAGAGAGATCCTGTTCCGTGACGGGTGAGAAGCTCACAACAGCGTTCGCGGTCCGTTGCGGGCCGGCGCTTGCCGAGCGCCTCGACGAGATGCAGCGAGAGCGAGAGCGGGCGACTGGAGTGCCGCTCTCTCGCGCGCTCTTCGTGCGGTTGCTCCTCGAAGAGCTCGCCGGACTGAAATGCACGCCTCGTGAATCGGCAACGATCTCTAAGGGGATCAAAGATCCCACGAAAGCATCTTCCGCGGGCTGATCTTTTCGCTCAGGTTCGGGGCGTGCAGCAGCGAGCCGACAACGCCGAGCACCCGCAGGGCTGGAAGCCCGCGGTTCGCGTCGACGTCGGCAAGTTGCGAAAGGCAGAGAGGACCCCGAGCGGGGGAGTGAGGGTGCCCGGCGCCGTGGCGCGCGCCGGCGTCCTCGAATACCGACGCGCCGACGGCAGCACGGTGCGCGAGCTCGTTCTGCCGGAGGAGGTCAGACGACTGGAGTCTCTGCGGTCGCTCCGCGACGCGGTCGTCACCGTCGGCCATCCCGACGGCGGCTTGCGGCTCGTGACCCCCGAAACATTCCGGCGCGACTCGGTCGGACACGTGTCGGGTGAACCGCGTGCCGACGGCGATCTCGTCCTCGCAGACCTCGCGGTGCTGGACGCCGATACGGTGCGACGGATCGACGCGGGCGAGCTCGTCGAGATCTCTGCCGGCTATCGGGTCTGGATCGACCCGACGCCTGGGATCTGGCAGGGCCAGCGCTACGACCAGGTCCAGCGCAACCGCGAATACAATCACGTCGCGCTGCTTCCGCCCGGTGGCGGGCGCGCAGGCGCGACGGTGTCGCTTCGACTCGATGGCGAGGGCGACGCAGCGGTCGAGGTGCGGGGGGACGAGTCCACCGTGCCGAATCGGATCACGCCGGCGCCGGCGCCGGAAATGAGGGCGGACGCAATGAAGACCCAGCGGATCGACGGGATCGAGTACGAGATCGGCACGCCCAGCTGGGCGCAGGCCTGCGAGAGGCGCGACACCGCCGCCGCCGAAGAGCGAGCGGCCCTCGACAAGCGAGCGAAGGAGGCCGAGACGGCGAACGCGACGCAGACGGCCCGCGCCGACGCGGCCGAGAAGCGCGTCAAGGAGCTCGAGGCCGAGCTCGAACCGGCGCGGCTAGACGCCCGCGTCGCGACCCGCACCGCGCTGCTCGAGCGTGTCAGGCCGGTGCTCGGCGCGGACGTGAAGCTCGACGGCAAGGGCGAGCTCGATGTCATGCAGCTTGCGCTCGAGAAGCTCGAGCCCGGCTTCAAGGCCGACGCGATTCCGGAGGCGCAGCGCGAGACGTACGTCCGCGCTCGGTTCGACGCCGAGATGAAGCACGCGGGCAAGGTCTCGCCGGTCGTCAATGCGCGGGCGGACGCGACCCGCTCGCCGACGCCCGCGCCAACCCAGACGGTTCCCGCCGGGCACAACAAGCACACGCTCGGGCGAAGCGCGCCCGGAACAGTCCGCTGAGGAGACACGCCGATGCAAACGAGCTACACGCAGGATCCCGCGGTCGCGTACGCCGGCATGCCGGCCGACGACGGCTTCAAGGACGACCTCTCGACCGTCGTCGCCGACACGGCGGGCATCGATCCGGGGCTCGTCGTCGTGCGCGGCCTCGAGGGCGACAAGACCTCGCGGCTGATCCCGGCCGTCGCGGCCGACGTCGACGGGATCATCGCGACGCCGGTTGCGGCCTCCGCGGGTGCCCCGGTCGTCGTGGCCGCTGGCGATCCCGAGGTCGACGGCGCGCTCGGCGCGGGGCCGTACATCCTGCCGAAGAAGATCACCGTCGCGCTCAACAGCCACGCGAACTGGGACGCGTCGACCGGCTCAATCACGTACGAGGATCAGGACGGCGTCCAGCAGACCGAGGCGCTCGCGATCCCGGACGCCGGCAACGTGACGCTGACGACGACGGGCTTCGCCCGGCGCTTCGTCTCGATCACGATCCCGATCCAGGCGGGCACGGCGGCGACGTTCACGATGGGCGTCTCGGCGGCGGCCTCGGTCGGCGGCGGCGACGTGCTCGGCGTCTCGGTGCGCACGCACAAGGCGCGGTCGGACTTCTCCGCGAGCGACGCGCAGAAGTACCTCGACGAGGAGGTCATGCCGGTGCGGCGCAAGGGCCGCGTCTGGGTGACGGTCGAGAACGCGTTCGAGGCGGGTGACATGCCACTCGTTCGAGGCATCGCGGCAGGTGCGGAGAAGCTCGGCGCCATCCGCGTCGGCGATACGGATTCCGGAGACTGCTTCCCCTGGACCAGGGCGCGGCTCCTCACGAGCGGGAGCGCCGGTGCGCTCGGGCTGCTCGAGATCAACGTCCTCTGAGCAGGCCGGAGACAACGACCATGGACGAAGAGACGCAGAACGAGCCGCGCTACGAACGCATCGATGGGGTCGCCTACCTCTGGGGCTCGGCGGAGCACGACCAGGCAATCGACCGGGCGATCGAGGCGACCGCGCGGCGGCTCGTCGACAGCGGCCTGCGCGACGCACTCCGGGCGGACGCGAATCAGACCGCGTTCCTCGCGCGTGACCTCGTGTACGTCTCGCGAGACGTGCAGAAGGTCCTCTACGACATGCTGAAGGCGGCGCTCATGGTGCCGACCAAGAGCGAGGTCCCTCGCGGCGCGAAGCAGTTCACCTACCGTCAGCAGGACATCCGCGGCGAGGCGCTCGCGGGAGCGGACCTCTCGGCGGACGACGCGCCCAACGCGGACGTCGGCTACGAGGAGTTCGGCTTCCCGGTGACGCACGTGGTGGCGAGCTATCAGTACACGCTCGCGGACCTCGAGGCGGCGGCGTTCTCGGGGATTCCGCTCACGCGCGACAAGGCCAACGCGGCCGCCGAGCTCATCGCGCGCAAGCTCGACAAGCTCATCCGCTCGGGCCTCCCGTCGGCAGGCATCCAGGGCTTCTTCAACAACGCGAGCGTGCCGGACGTGACGCTGACCAACGGCGAGTGGCTCACCGCCACCGCCGACGAGATCCTCGCCGACCTGGCGCAGATCGAGCAGGCGGTCATCGGACAGAGCCGCGACAACCACGCGGCAATCCGGCTGCTCCTGCCGACCGCGCAAGAGGGCCGGCTGCGCACGCTCAAGGCGTCGACCACGAGCGATCCCTCGGTCGCGACGTACTTCTTGCAGAACGCCCGGAGCCTGCGCGAGATCATGCGGTGGATCGCGCTCGACGACGCGACGGGCACCGATGTGGGCGTCGCCGATCCGCCGATGGGGATCGCGTACTCGCCGAACGCCGACCAGGTCTATGCCGAGCTGCCGGTGCCCTACGAGGAGCTTCCGCCGCAGGCGCGGAACTTTGCGTGGGTCGTGCCGTGCCGCGCGGTCTTCGGCGGAGTCGTATTCAAGCGGCCGCTCTCCGCCGCCTACATCGAAAACCTCGACTGATCGGAGGCGACCGTGCAGACGATCACCAACCCAACGATTCGCCTCTTCCACCTGCCGAGCCGCTCGTTGGGAGACGAGACCTTCGGTGAGCGGATGATGCTCCTGCCCGAGAGCCGCCTCGAGGTGCCCGATTGGTACCTCGAAGCACTCCTCGAGGAGCCGGGATGGGCGAGGCGACTCGATCCGGTCGAGGGCGGCATGCGCGTCAAGCGCCCGCGCGGGGCTGCCGGGCAATTCGAGGCGATGGTGCAGGCGCGCCGACAGAGCCCGCAGGCAGAGGCCGCACCGGCCGAGCCTGTCGAGGTGCCGGCTGCTGCACCAACTCGCCGCCGCCGAGGCAGCGGGGGCGAGTAAATGCTCAGCGCCGCCACGTTCAAGACCCGCTTCCCGACGTTCTCGGCCATCCCGGACGCGCTCGTGACGGAGAAGCTCGCGCAGGCGGCGCGTTCGATGGACGAGACGGTCTGGGACGATCACTTCGACGATGGCCAGGCGCAGAAGGCGGCCCACCTGCTCGCGCTCACGCCCGAGGGCGGAGAGGCAGGTCTCCGCATGGGCGCCGGAGCGAACCAGCGCACCGTTTACCAGGACGAGTTCGACAAGCTCGAGCGCATGGTCGGGACCTCGCACCGGATGGTGCTCGAGTGATCCGCGACGTCGACCGCGGAGCGCGTGCGTTCCGCGAGCGTCTCGCCGAGCTCGGCAAGGGCGTGCGCGTCTCCGTCGGCGTGCACGAGGACGTCGGCGTGCGCGAGCACCCGTCGGGCGGGACCGTCGCCGGCGTCGCCGGCGTGCTCGAGCTCGGCACCGACAGCCGTGCTCCGGTCGGGTTTCTCCGGTCGACGATCGACGAGCAGCGCGCCGGGCTCGCTCGACGCCTCGCCGACGCGGGCGCGCGCGTGCTCGAGGGCGAGACCTACGACGCGGCGTTCGGAGATCTCGCGGAGCAGGTCGCCCGCGACGTGCGCGCGCGAGTGCCGGTCGACACCGCCACCGTTCAAGACGCGGTCGAAGGCCGCGTGACGAGGCTCGGCTGATGGACTTCGCGACCGTGCAGAGCGAGCTCCCCGCTGCCATCGAGACACTCGTCGGGATCCCCTGTCAGTGGCGGACGCAGCCACGGCAGATGGTGCTCGGCGCTGTCGCGACGCTCGACGTCCTCGCGCCGAGCTCGCTCGGCGTCGACGACGTGAGCTGGGCGAACGTGGGTGACCCGGACCTGACGCACGTCGAGGCGACGATCACGGGCTACCGCGAGCTCACGCTCCAGGTCAGCGTGTGGAGCGACAAGCAGACGCTCGCCGAGAGCGCGCGGTTCTACCTCGAGCGGCTTCGCACGCGACTGCGCTTCCCGACCGCGCTCGAAACGCTGCGGGGCCTCGAGCTCGCGCATGTGCGCACCGAGGCCATCGTCGACGTCGACCCGACCGAGGACGGGCGGATCCGCAGCATGGCGACGATGGACGTCCGGCTCGGGTACGCGGTCGAGGAGACCGACGAGCCCATTCCGTTCATCGAGCAGGCGCGGGTCCGGAGCGAGTTCTTCCGCGACGCCGCGGGTGATCCGCTGCCCGACGGTCTCCAAATCGACGTCACAGTCGACGGGGTGCCCTGATGTCGGTCTCGTTCGACAGGATCTTCCCGGTCGAGATCACGCGAGCGACGAGGACGGCCTCGCGCCGTGGCTTCGGGATCGCGATGCTCGCGGCCTACCACACGCGGTTTCCCGAGCGGGCGCGTTCGTACGCCGATCCGAGCGAGATGCTCGACGACGGCTTCGAGACGACCGACGCCGCCTACCTCGCGGCCGTCGCGTTCTGCTCGCAGAGCCCGCGGCCGCCGACGTTCAAGATCGGGCGCCGGCTCGGCACGCCCGACCAGACGATCCGGCTCACGCCCGGGACGCCCGTCGAGGACGAGGTGTTTGGGATCACGATCGGCGGCGTGCGCTTCGAGGTGACCGCCGACGCGACGCCCTCCGTGTCGGAGATCTGCGACTTCCTCGTCGCGCTCATCCAGGCGGACCCAGACGCGATCATCGCGACGGCGGCCTCGGCCGTGGCGGCGCAGACGCTGAGCGGGGCGTCGCTCGACGGCGTGACCGGAGGCGGAACGATCGGCCCGGCCCGCAACCTCACGATGACGCTCAACGCGCACGCGGACTGGGACGCGTCGACCGCAGTCGTGACCGGCATCGACGAGGACGGCCGCGCCCAGAGCGAGGCGTTCCTCATCCCGAACGGCGGCGACACCACGCTCATCGGCGCTCGGTTCTGGTCCCGAGTCGACAGCCTGCTGATCCCCGCGCAGACGGGGACGAACGGGACGCTCACGCTCGGCGTCGGCGAGATCTTCGCGGACAACCCGAACCTCGACATCACGATCACGGACAACACGACGCACGTCGACATCTCTGCGGACGACACCGGGGCGTGGTTCGGCTACGCCGACGCGACGACGAACCTCACGCTCGACGACATCACCGCGGAGCCCGCGACGACACTGGCGGTGGACCTCGCCGGGATCGCGGCGGCGGACGCAGACTGGTACGGGCTCTGCCTCGCGGACGGCCAGAGCGCGGCGCAGATCCTCGCGGCCGCGGCGTGGATCGATACCGAGAAGCGAGCGTACGTCGCGCACACGTTCGACACGGACGTCGAGGGCGCGGGCTCGGATGACGTCCTTAGCGACCTCCGCGACCTCTCGCGCCTGCGCACGATCGGCTTCTACTCGCGCGCGAACGCGGGCCGTTTCCCCGACGCGGCGCTGCTCGGGCGCGTGCTCGCGCTCGACCCCGGCTCGTGGACCGGGGCGTTCAAGGGCCTCTCGGGCGTCGAGCCCGACGATCTCTCGACGACCGCGCTCGACCGGATCATCGGGACGACCGAATCGCCGGTGTCAGGCAAGGGCGGTTTCGTCTACGTCGACGCGCGTCCGGCGGGCACGAACCGCGGAACGCCGATCGTCCTCGGCGGCCTGACGGGCGATGCGGAGTGGCTCGACATCGTGCAGGGCCTCGACTTCGCTGCGGCGGAGCTGCAGGCGCGCGTGTTCGCGCCGCTCCTCAACAACCCGAAGGTCCCGTACACGCCGGCAGGGATCGACGTGCTTGCCGGCGGCGTGCGCACCGCGATGCGAAAGCTGAGCCGCGCGCCGCATCTGATTTTCCGCGACGACTTCTTGGTCGAGACGCCTGCGTTCGAGGACATCGACCCGGCGGATCGCCAGAACCGATTCTTCGACGGGATCGTCGTCGACGCCGGCGTGCAGGGCGCGATCCACGGCGGGCGGATCCGCTTCACGGTGAGGCCGTAACATGGCGAAGAGCTACAACGCGGACGAGGTCACGCTGTCCCTCGGGCAGACGCTCATCGAGGCGGGCTTCGCCGACGGCGAGTTCCTCCGCATCGAGCAGCAGACCGAGGACTTCGTCGACGTCGTCGGCTCGGACGGCGAGGTCGCGGTGAGCCGCACCAACGATCGTCGCGCGACGATCACGGTGCTGCTCCTGCAGACCTCCGACGGCAACGACATCCTCTCGGCGCTCCGCACGCTCTCGGTGCAGGGCACCGGCCTCGCCGGCGCCGTGGCGCTCTACATCCGCGATCGCAACGGACGCTCGCTCTACGAGGCGGACACGTGCTGGATCCAGAAGCCGCCCGACGTGAGCCTCGATCGCTCGGCGACTGTGCGCGAGTGGACGCTCCGCGTCGACAGGCTCGAGCGCGTCGACGGCGGCAACCGGGAGGCGTGATGGACGGCGAGGATCGCCGCCTCGACGTCGACGGGACGACGTATCGGCTCCGCCCGTGGTCGTACAAGGACGGACGCCGGTGGCTCTTTCGTCTCGTCACGATCGCCGCCAGCGCGCGAGCGTCGGCGTCGGTGTCGGAGATGGCCGCCGTGGGCAAGCTCCTCGAGGAGCTCGACGAGCGCACGTTCGAGGAGCTCTGCGACACGTGCGAGCGCTACACCGACGTCGTCTCGATGGACGGTGGGCGCGAGGGCCTCGTGCCGCTCACGAAGATCGTGGCGACACATATGCCGGGCCGCTACGTCGACCTCGGCATGTTGCTCCGCGCGCATCTCGAGGCGGAGTTCGCCCCTTTTTTCTCTCGCGTGGGCGAGGTGTTCGCCGGTCTCGTCGAGCGAAAGGGTTCGTAGAGGTCAAGATCCCGCCCACCGTCGACTGGCTCATTCACAGGATCGCAACGAGCGAGCGCTACCACGTGTCACCCAACGAAATCAGGAAACGGTGGACGTGGACGGAGGTCCTCGAGGCCCACGAGGTGCTTGACGCCTTCGAGGCGGCGGAGAGCTGATGGCCCTCCGGGAAATTCTTGCTCAGCTCGACACCGAGGTGCGCGGCCTCGGCTCGGTCGACGCGGCGAACGCGGAGCTCGATCGCTACCTCCGCACGCTGACGCCCGCGGAGGCGAAGATCGAGGGCCTGCGCGTGAAGCAGATGCAGGCGTCCGAGATGGCGTCGCGGCTCGCGCGCAAGATCCGCGAGCTGCAGAAGGCCGAGGGCGACAACTCGAAGAAGCTCGAGGAGCTCCGCCGCGCGTACGTGAAGGCGCGAGAGGCCGCGGCAGGGTACGGCCAGGCGGCCGACAAGGTCCGCGCCGGGGAGAGCGCCACGACGGCGCAGACGGGAGGCCTCGTCGCGGGGTTCCGCAAGGCGCACGTGGTGCTCGCCGCGATCGCGGGCGCGGCGCTGACGGCCCGTCACGCTCTCTCGACCTTCACCGACGCGATCGCCGAGGTGATCCAGGTCGGCGCCGAGCTCGAGGACACATCGAAGCGACTCGGCGTCTCGTCGACGGCGCTACAGGAGTGGCAGTTCATCGCCGAGCGCTCCGACGTCTCGACCGAGGCGCTTACGGCCGCGTTCGCCCGGCTCGCGCGCAACGCCGAGGCGGGCCGGGGACCGTGGCGCGATCTAGGCATCGACGTCCGCGACAGCAATGGCGAGCTGCGGTCGCAGGAGGAGCTCTTCGGCGAGTCGATCACGGCGCTCGCCGGCGTCGAGAACCGGACGCGCCGCGCGGCCCTCGCTCAACAGCTCTTCGGCCGGACCGGCAACGAGCTCATGGTGCTGCTCGAGGATGGGCCCGGCGCAGTCGAGGAGCTGCGCGATCGGTTTCACGAGCTCGGCGGCGGTCTGTCGGAGGAGCTCGTCGAGGGCGCGGCGGAGGCCGATGACGCGTTCGTGGATCTGCGGCTCGCGATGCGCTCGCTCCGGGGCGTGCTCGCGGCGGATATCATCCCGGTCGTCGCGCGTGTCGTCACCGCGATTGCCGACACGGTGGGCGGCCTGGCAGATCTCGCCCGCAACTCGTCGATCGTAGAGACCGTGCTCGGCGCGCTGATCGTGGTCGTCGGGGCTCTCGTGCTCGCGCTCGCGCCCATCCTGATCCCGACGCTGTTGCTCATCGCCGCGTTCGTCGCGATCGTGCTCGTCGTCGAGGACGTCGTGACGGCGTTCCGCGGTGGCGAGTCGGTCTTCGGCAGCTTCATGGAGTGGCTCTTCGGTCTCGTCGGCGTGACGATCTCGTTCAAGGACGCGATCACGCTCGCCGGCAAGGCGTGGGACGACTTCGTCCGGGACATCGGCGAGACGATCGACGAGGTCGAGCGCGCCTTCTCGTGGCTCAGTGGGTCGGACATCGCCGCGAACGTCGACGTCCAGGGGGCGCCGGGAGGCACGGCGCTCGTCCGCTCGGCCGCCGGATCAGCTAAGGGTGAAACGACAATCAACGCGCCTTCGTCGATCACGATCGAGGGCGCGACCGATCCCGAGGCGACCGCGCGTGCCGTAGATCGCCACCTCAAGCGCCGCATGCGCGAGCTGGTCGACGTGGTCCCGCTCGCGGAAGGCGAGGTCGCGTGATCGAGATCGTCTTCCACGATCCCGGCGGCCAGCTCCTGCCGCTCGTTCTCGACGCGGCGCCGAGCGAACGCCATCAGGCCGCGTCGATGGCGACCGAGCACGAGGTCGAGCGAGGCGTATCGCCGTCGGACCACGTGCGGCCCGAGCGGCGCCTGCTCACGCTCGAGGTCGTAATCAGCGACACGCCGATCCGCGCGACGGCCGCGCTCGGCGGATCGGTCCAACCTGTCGAGCTCAGCAGCCTGCTCCAATCCTCCACGGGCTGGCTCGCACGCATCGAGGCGGCACGCCGAGACGGCTCGACGTGGCAGGCGGCGGTGTCCGAGGAGCGGGCGCCGCCGGCGGTGCGGATGAGCATCTTCACGCCCGACCGGGAGCCGACGAGGATCGCCGACTCCTGGGCGCTGCTCGAGCTCGCGCGCGACAAGGCCCTGCTCGCAACGGTCACGACGAAGTTCAAGACCTACGAGAACATGGCATTGATCGAGCTCGTCGCCGACCGCAGCGCGAAGGACGGGAGCTGGCTCAGTGCGGATCTCACGTTCGCCGAGATCCGGATGGTGTCGACCGAGCTCGTCGACGATCCGCTTCCGGCGCGGCCGCGGGATCGACGCACCGAGGATCGCGGATCGGTCGAGACCGAGGAGGCACCGCCGCAGCGGCAGTCGCTCCTGAGCCGCGCCCTCGATGCGCTCGGGGGCTCCTGATGGATCACGTGATCCCCGTCGCGTCCGGCGTACCTCACCAGCGGCAGCGCACGCATCTCGACGGGGTCGAGTACGTGCTCGAGCTGCACTGGTCCGAGCGCGAGGCGCAGTGGTACCTCACGCTCCGCGACCGGAACGCGGCGCTGATCTGCGGACCGATGAAGATCGTCGTCAACTGGCCGATCCTTCTCGCGCGTCGTGGCGTCGCCGGCGTCCCACCCGGGGAGCTCCTCGCCGCGGACGGTCGGGAGACGCCGGCGGACCCCCGTCTCGACGAGCTCGGCGACGTCGTCCAGCTCCTCTACCGCGACACGCAGAGCTCGACCCCGACGGAGCTCGGCGCGTGACGCTGTTCATCCGCGATTGGCGCGTGACCGTGGGGACGCTCCGTGTGGCGGCACCGCTCCGCGTGGCCTTCGAGATCGAAAGGACGACGCGACCGCAACCGAACAAGGCGACGGTCCGGCTCTTCAACCTCACGCGGGATCACCAGGCACAGATCGAACGCGCGACGGTCGCTCAGGTGATCCTCGACGTCGGCTATCGGAATGACCGCGGCCTCGAGACGGTGTTCCGGGGCGAGCTCTTCCGCGCACGCGGTTCGAACCCTCCATCGATTCACACGCAGCTCTCAGGCGTCGAGGCCGTGACGACGATCGAGGCGCGAGACGGGGGTCGTGCGTACCAGCGCGCGCGAGTCGAGCAGTCATTCGGTCCGGGCGTGCGCGTCGCCACCGTTCTTCGCGCGTGCGCCGACGCTCTGGGACTCGGCACGGGCAACGTCGCCGAAGCGGCTACGGTTGCTCGGCTCGAGGCGGGCGGCGACGTGTACCCCGAGGGGACCGTGCTCTCGGGGCAGGCGTCGCGCGAGCTCACGCGGATCCTTCGCGGGCTCGGCCTCGGGTGGAGCGTCCAGCACGGGAGCGTGCAGGTGCTCCGGCGGGGCGCCGCGCTGCAGACGCAGATCGTGCGGCTCGCGCCGGAGACTGGTCTCGTCGGGAGCGCCGAGATCGGAACGCGCGGCCGCGTCAAGGCGCTCGCCCTCCTCACGCCCGACCTCTGGCCCGGCCGTCGTGTGCAGCTCGAGAGCGAACGCGCGAGCGGTCAGTACGTGTGCCGCTCGGTGACCTACCGCGGCGACTCGCACACGAACGAGTGGCACGCGCACTGCGAGCTCGAGCCCGTCGGAGCCGTGGCGCCGCGGCAACCGGCAGCGTCGGCCGGCGGCGGGATCGGAGGGCTCGCGGCATGACCGACGAGCTCGAAAACGACGCGGACGACGTCTCGCTCGAGGACGCGCTCGAGCGACTCCTCGACGCACGCGAGGAGGAGCTGCACACGGCGCTTCCGGGCCGCATCGAGAGCTACGACGCGGCCGCGCAGGTGGCCGACGTCACGCCGCTGATCCGGCGCGCCGTGCCGAGGGCCGACGGCGGGACGCTCGCGGAGCCGATGCCAACGATTCGGGCCGTGCCGGTCGTGTGGCCACGAGCGGGAGACTGGTTCCTGCACATGCCGCTCGCGCCAGGAGACACGGTGCTGCTCGTGTGCTGCGAGCGCGACCTCGCCCGCTGGCGTCAGACGGGCGAGCTCTCCGATCCGGTCGACCGCCGGGCACATCACCTCGCGCACGCCGTCGCGATCCCCGGCGTCTACCCGCGGACGGAGCCGCTCAACGACACCCCGATCGACAAGCTCGTGATCGGTAAACAGTTCAGCGGCATTGGCGAGCCGGCCATCCCGGTGCTCACGGTCCGCATCGGTCCATTCGACATCAAGCTCGGCACCGAGTCGGCGTCGGACTTCGTCGCGCTCGCGTCACTCGTCGCCGCCGAGCTCGCGAAGATCCAGACGACGCTCGGCACGGGGTCAGCCCCTGTTGGCGGCGGCACCGTCACGTTCGGGACGCCGTACGTTCCAGCGAGCGTCGCCGCCACGAAGGTGAAGGCGCTGTGACCGTCGACCTCGCACTCGTCAGGGAGACGGACGCGCAGAATCCGATCGCCGGCGATCTGCGGCTCGACGGAACCGACGTTGTGCTCGTCGAGGGTATCGAGGCGCTCGAGCAGGAGATCCGCGTGCGCCTGCTCTGGTGGCGCGCCGAGTGGTTCCTCGACCTTCGCCAGGGCGTGCCGTACCTCGAGCAGCTCCTCGGTAAGGGCGTGAGCGTGGCGACGATCCGATCCGTGCTCCGCGCCGAAATCGAGGCGGTGCCCGGCGTCGTGAGCGTGCCCTCGATCGAGATTGATCTCGACGGCGTGACGCGGTTCGCGACGGTCTCCATCGAGGTCCTCGCGGAGAACGGCGAGACGCTCGATCTCGACGACGTGCCCGTGGGGGGTGGGTGATGGCGGGTCTCACCGCAGAGGGCCTCGAGATCCGGACGCAGCCCGAGATCCAGGAGATCCTCGAGGAGAAGCTCGCGATCGCGCTGCCGGGCGCGAACGTGCGCGCGGGCCCGCTCCATCAACTCGTCGGGATCCTGAGCGAGGAGCTCGCGCTCGCGTGGGAGTCGCTGCAGGCGGTGTACTCGGGGTTCAGCTCGGACGCGAGCGGCGTGCTGCTCGATCAGATCGCCGAGCTCACTGGCACGACGAGACGCGCAGCCACGCGATCGCGGGTCGTCGCGTCCGTGAACCTCAACGCCGGCGTGACGCTGGCGGCAGGCGCGATTGCAGCTGTCGACGGCGATCCCGACGCGCAGTTCCGGACGATCGCGGATGCGACCAACGGCGGCGGTACACCTGCCGACGTCGACGTCGAGCTCGAATCGATCGCGACAGGCCCCGTAGCTGCTCCCGCCGGAACGCTCATCCTGATCGTGACGCCGGCGTCCGGCTGGAACTCGATCACCAACGTGGCCGATACCGAGCTGGGCCTCGACATTGCGGGTGACGCCGATCTCCGCGTGCAGCGCCGCGTCGAGCTCGCCGGCCCGGGCTCCCGTTCGCTCGGGGCGATCCGTGCGCAGGTCGCGAAGGTCGACGACGTCCTCGAGGTGCAGGTGCAGGAGAACACCTCCCTCGTGACCGATGGCGACGGCCGGCCCGGCAAGAGCCTCGAGGTCATCGTGTGGGACGGCGACCCCGCCGGCGCGGACGATGACGAGATCGCGCAGGCGATCCTCGACAGCAAGCCCGACGGGATCCTCGCGCACGGCGTCGTCGAGAGCGGGACGGCGATCGACGACACCGGAAACGAGGTCGTCGTCGCTTTCAGCCGCGCGACGGCGCTCCGCGTCTACGTGAACGCGACGGTAGTGCTCGAGGCCGGAGTCGCCGCCGGGTGGGAGGCGCAGGCACAGGCCGCCGTCGCGGCGCGCGGGGACGAGTACGTCGTCGGCGAGACCGCGTACGCCTCGCAGCTCCTCTGCGCGCTGCTCGAGGTGCCGGGGATCGTCGCGGTCACGTTGCTGACGCTAGAGCCGGACGATCCCTCGCCGGACAACGCGCTCGTCGATCCCGCGTACGACGAGATCGTGCGCATCTCGACCGGCGACGTGACGGTGGCGGAGTAGACGATGGCGGACGCATGCGGCTTCCCGTTGACGTTCCCGTTCAGCCTCGGCGGCTGCGTGCCGACGCCGGACGTGATCGAGATCGAGGGCACGGAGCTCGTCTGGATCGAGAGCCACTGTGAGCAGGGCAAGGAGCTGCTCCTCTCGCAGTTCCGCGGCAGGCCACGGCTCGAGGCGGCGCTCTGCGCGTACCTCGACGGCGTGCAGGATCTCCACAACGCGATCTGGCAATGCCTCACCGAGCGCTCGCTCGCGGCATCGGTAGGCGTGCAGCTCGATGCGCTCGGCAGCATCGTCGATCTTCCGCGTCAAGGATGGGAGGACGAGGCGTACCGCCGTGTTCTTCGCGGCCGGATCCTCGCGCTCCGATCGGACGGGTCTCGGCCGGCGCTCTTGCGGATCGTCGCCGCGCTCGGGCTCGACGTGACGCTCACCGACGTCTACGAATACCCGCCTGCGGCCGTCGTGTACTCACTCGGCGAGCCGCTCCCGGGCGCGCCCGACCTCGCCGCCGGGGACGTGTTCTGGCTGCTCGACTACGCGCGCGCGGCCGCTGTGCGGCTCGACCTCGAGTATCCGATCGAGGCGCTCGCGGAGACGTTCACCTGGGCGGACGCCGACGCCGACCAGGCGGACACGTTGCGCGGTTGGGCGGACGACGGGTCCACCCTCGGCGGCTACTGGGCCGAGATCTACACGGAGAGCTGAGCGATGCCGCAACCCACAGACAGCGCGACCTGGGCGACCGACGGCGGCACACGCGTCGAGCCGAGCGCCGGCGAGAAGGCCGACGGGTTCACGCCAGGGGCTCGGACGCCAGCGCGGAAGGCGAATTGGATCGTCGGCGTGGTCGCCGATTGGGCGGCGTGGCTCGAGTCGATCACGAACGACGACGGCGACGTCGTATACAACGACGGCGGCATCCACGACGGGCGAGAGCGATGCACCGTGCTCACTCCGTTCGTCGGGTTCGCCGGCATGAGCGGTGCCGGCGACGAGACGGCGAGCATCGATCCGTGGCGCGTCATCAACGTCTCGACGCCGACGACCGAGGGGCAGGTGCTCCAGAGCGGGCAGATCTTCGCGGGGTGGGTCGCCGACCTGTCCGCGCGGTTTCCCACGGGCGCGACGATCACGCGCATTCGCGTAGCGGTGCAGCCCGGCGCAGAGCGCGCGACCGTCGGCAACCGGATGACGCTGTGGCTCGCGGAGGGTGCGCTCGACCTGGCGACGGGAGTCGTCTCCTGGACCGGCCCGCTCGAGACCTCGACGGACGACGGTTCGACCGACGAGCAGTTCATTGACACCGGGACGATCGCGGTGTTCGTCGCCCCGTCCATCGAGGGCGCGGGAGCGAGCGGACCGTCCGGCTCCACGTTGCACCTCCACGTCAACGCAGGCAACGACGCCGACACGAACCGCGACCAGATCCGGATGATCGTCGTCAACTGGTTCGACCCCGGCCCGAGGAACTTCTGAGGAGACGACGATGCCGCTCACCAGCCAACCCACGAAAGTCGACGCCTCGATCGGGCGCGTGAAGTCCGACGCGCTCGCGATCGACGACATCGACACGCAGGTGCCCGCCGCGGAGTGGGAACGGATCAAGGACTTCCTGATCGCGGTCTGCGACGAGGCCGGCGTACATGTCGGGACCGAGGGCTCGCTCAACACGCGCACGGACGAGCTCGAGCTGCCGGAGGTTGTGGACGTCAACACCACCACGCGCACCATGACCGCGGCGGACCGCGGCAAGCTCTTCGCGTGCCGGAACGGCGCCGGCTGCGAGATCACCGTACCGGACTCACTGCCGGATGGATGGCGGGCAGCCTTCCTCCAGACGACCGATCCGGTGACGTTCGTGTGGAGCGGCGCCGGCGGCCTGATCGGGATCGCAGAGCACGAGGACACGCCGTTTCAGAGCGGCGGCCTGAACGCGATCGTGAGGCTCGAGATCGCGAGCGTCGTCGGGACCAAGGTCGGAAAGCTGAGCGGCGAGCTACTGCGCGCTGCCGACTACGTGGCGCAGATCGGCGCGGCAGATACGACCCACGCCGCGTCGCACCTCCCCCTCGGCTCCGATCCGCTCGCGACTGCCGCCCCGATCTCCCTCGCGATCGGCGCCGCCGGCAACGAGGGCAACGACGAGTCGTTTGCGCGTTCGGACCACGAGCACGCCATCCCGGCCCCGCCTGCGCCCGCGGCGGTCGCGCGCGCGAACGCGACCGGAGACGACACGACGGTTGCGCGCTCGGACCACGTGCACGACGGCGGGGTGATCTCGGCAGCGGACTTCGACGATACGGCCTCGCCGATCGCCCTCCTCTCGACGCACGAGGTGTTGACTCTCGACACCGGAGGAGGGTCGATCGAGATCGATCTCCCGTCGCCGGCGTCGGTCGGCGCGCGCACGTGGACGCTGATCCAACGCGTCGGAAACGCCGCGAACGACATCACGCTCGACCCCGCGGGCGCCGAATCGATCAACGGCGTGGCGGCGAACTTCGTCTTGCCCGGCAGCGACGAGGATTCGGTGAAGGCGTGGCTCCTCGTCTGCGACGGATCAAACTGGTGGGTCGTGTGACGTGAGGCCGCTCTATCCCGCGTACTCGATCGCGCAGCGGCGCGTGATCGCGCCGACGATCACCGTCGCGCCCGTGCTCACGTGGGACGTGACGATCGGCAGCTCGCCAGCGGTGACACCTCCGACCTACACAGGTTCGCCGGGCACGATCACGTACACGCTGCGGCGCGACGGCGTCCCGGTCGCCGGCCTAACCGACGTGAGCGAGGCGACGATCGAGGCGCACGTCGGAGTGGGGGCGGACATCACTCCTGCGCTCGGTGAGCGACTGCTCGTGGTCGACGTCGAGGCCACGGTGACGAATGGCGCCGGATCAGATTCGGCCGCCAGCAACGCCGTGTCCTACTACCTCGACACGCATTTCCGGGACGTGTGGGACCCGGACGTTGGCGTGACGCTGGAGGACGGCGATACGACGGTTGAGAGTATCGCGGACCAAGGGCCCGGCGGCGTGACGCTCGCGTCCGCAGGGTTGGGCACGCGACCAACCCATAACGCGAGTGACTCTGGGTTTGGCGGCGAACCGTCGATGACGTTCGATGGTGCGGACGACATCCTGACGAGCACGTCGATTGGTCTGAGCACGCTCGACACGATCCAACTTTGGGCGCTCGTGCGCGCCGAGTCCGCCAGCGTGAACAACGGCGTCTGGGTATATTTCCTCGCCACGGGGGCATCGTTCCGGCTCCGCCAGAATGGCGCAGACGCCACGGCAGCGAACCAAGCCGCGTCCACGGGCGCGGGTACCGTGTCGTCCACGACCGGCCAGTTCGGCGAGGGCGTGGAGGCGCTAGTTGGCGGGACGTACGACGGCGCGGTTCCGACGCAGAGCGCGTACCTCGACAGCGCGACCGCGGCAGACACCGACATCCCCGCGCAGACGAGCATGCCGACGCCGTTACGGATCAGCCTCGGCAACACGACAGGTGCAAGCCAGCAGGCGAACGTGACGATCGCGCTCGCGGTGCTCGATCCGTCTGTCGACTCCGTCGCGATCGATCACCTCGTCGCTTACTGCTCTGGCCGATTCGGGGTGCCGTGATGGACGCGTGGATCTATGCGACGGAGCAGGAGGGGCGCGACCTCGTGGCCGCCATCGACGCCGCGCGCGGTCCGTCCGAGGACGTGCGCCTCCCCGACGGCACGATCGAGGCGCGCCCGCGCACGACGTGGGCCCACCCGATCCCGCTCCGCGACGGCACCTTCGCCGTGCCGTACAAGCCCCGCCTCGATCGCGTGGTCGATCGCACGGAGACGGTGCGAGGTGAGCAGGTGCGGATCCCGCGCGCGGACGAGACGCGCACGGTGACGAGCGAGGAGCGGGCGGACGGCGAGGACGAGACGGCCGCACCGAGGGAACGCTGATGGAGGCGCCGACCGTGAGCGCCGACGAAAGGTGAATGAACAATGTCCAAAAGCAACACGTTCGAGAACGATCTGCTGCTGCTGATCTTCAACAACATCGATATCGCGCTGATCGGTGACGCGGCTGGGATCCAGAACAGCGCCGCCGCGGGCTCGTTGTACGTCTCGTTGCACACGTCGGATCCTGGCGAGGCCGGCGCGCAGAACACGAACGAGACGACATACACCGGGTACGCGCGGGTCGCCGTCGCGCGATCGGGTTCGGGGTGGACGGTGACGGCTAACGCTGTCGAGAACGCAGCCGCGATCACCTTCGGTGAGTGCTCGTCGGGCACGCCCACGATCACGCACTTCGGCGTCGGCGCCGAGTCGTCAGGAGCGGGCAAGCTGCTCTACAGTGGAGCGCTCGACGCGTCGCTTGCCGTCTCTCCGGGGATCACGCCCGAGTTCGCTGTGGGCGCACTCGACGTCACCGAGGATTGATCGGTGTCGGCTGAGCGCCTCGCGCCAGACGCACTGCTCGTCCAGACCGCGCTGTCGGGCGCCGTCGCGAACGTCGATGACGACCCCGACTCGCCCGATTCCGAATGGCTGACCCACGACGGCGAGAACAACAACACGGACTGCCGCGTCTCGTTCCCTACGCCGAGCGGTGGTGCTCCCACGACCGGCAGCGGGCTCCAGAACTTCCGCGTCCAGATCCGAAAAAACGCGAGCGGCGGCAACAGCACGACGTGGAGTCTCGCGCTGTGGGAGAACGGCGCGCAGGTCGCCGTGCTCGCGACAGGTACGACTACGGCACTCGATCCCGGCGAGGTCGTGTCCGGCACATGGGATGCGGCGTCACTCGGCACCGCGGATGGATCGCTCGTCGAGTGCAGGCTCCAACAGACAGGCGGCGGCGCGAGCGGATCGGGTAGCAACCGGCGCAGGATTGAGATCGGCGCCGTCGAGTGGAACGCCGACGTCACGGCTGGTGCTTCGCAGATCACGGGCTCGAGCGCCGGTGCAACCACCGTCGCCGGTGCCATCGTTGGCACGGGTGCACTCGGCGGCGTAGCGCCCGGCGTCGCCACGGTCAGCGCAGATCTCTCAGCGACGGGCGCGCTCGCGGGCGCAGCCGCCGGCAGTGCCACAGCGACCGGGGATCTCGTCGAGGCCGCGTCGGGCGCGATCTCCGGCGCGACCGCTGGCAGCGCGACGAGCACCGGCGTGCTCTCCGGCGGTGGCAGCCTCGCCGGAACGATCGTCGCCGCAGCGGCAGCGGTCGCGCTACTCGCTGCGACGGGTGCGCTCGTCGGATCGTCGCCAGGCGCGGCGACGGCCTCGGCAGCTCTTGTCGGATCGGGTGCGCTCGTTGGGACAACGAGCGGCGCGGCCACGACCACCGGCGATCTCGTGGAGGCTGGAAGCGGAGCGGCTTCGGGCAGTGCGGCCGGGTCCTCGAGTGCGGGAGCGGACCTGAGCGGGAGCGGCGCCCTCGTTGCGTTCGCGGCGGGAACCGCGATCTCATCTGCGACGCTCGCGGGGACCGGCGCACTCTCCGGCGCGTCGAGCGGAGTGGCCGCGACCGGTGCGACGCTCCGGGCCGAAGGCGCTCTCGTTGGCGCGACGGCTGCGACGGCGACGGCAACCGCCACGCTCGATGGCGTCGGGGCGCTCGTTGGAGTTGTCGCGGGCACGAGCACAGCGACCGGCACGATCGACGGCGCCACTGACGGCGCGATCTTTGGCAGCGCTGGCGGTGCCGCGACGGCAGCGGGCATGTTGCACGGCCAGGCGGATCTCGCGGGTGCGGCCCAGGGCGCGGCGAGTGCCATTGCGACGCTGTCAATGGCAGGCGGGGTGCCGATCGTGGGCGTCGTCGTCCGCGGGACTGCCGCGAGCCACCGGATACCGCGCGGAGAGCCGGCTCTCCACGGGGCGCGGACCGGCTTCGGCCGCATCGGTAGCGTCGTGACCAAACACGGACGGGTGGCCTGATGGCAGCCGACTTCTTTCTCGGCGAGTACGGCGACACGCTCCAGGTGACGATGCCGTTCGACGCGACGGGGGCGACGGTGACGATCGAGGTGCGCAAGCCGGGAGCGGCGACCGTCGCCGTTTGGAGCACGGGGATCACGATCGCGCCGACAAACGTGCAGAGGCAGGTCGCGCCCGGCGAGCTCGACGTGCACGGGACCTACCGGGCCCTCGTCGTCGCGACGTGGTCGAGCCCGAGCATCGTCCGCAAGGCCCGGTTCACGCTCCGTGTCGAGGATCCGACGAAAGCATGATGTGCCCGCCGATGATGACGACACCCCCACCGTCCGCGACACGCCCCGCGCTCGACGCAGCTCGGTCAGCGTCAGCACCGCCGAGCTTGTTCTCGAGCACCTCGCCGCACGACTCTCACTGCCCGCTCTGTCACCCTCGGCTCTGCGCGACGAGGATCGCGAGGACGCCGTCGCCATCGTCCTCGATCACTGTCGCGCCGCTGCGTCCCGAGCGATCGCGGCCGAGCGTCGGGAGTGCGATCGGCTGCGCGCCGAGCTGCGCACCGCCGAGGAGCGTCTCGTCGTGCAGCGCGAGCTTGCACGAGCTCGGAACGCCATGAGGACGGAGTGAAAACGCGTCACTACGTGAGCGGGATCGTCGCCGCTAGCGCGGCGCTGTCGCTCGTCGCGGTCGGGATCGCCGAGGCACAGGACCCGACGGGGATCGTCTCGCAGGCGTGGGAGGTCGGCGGCCCGATCGCTGCCGTCGTGGCGATCATGCTTTTGGCGTCGGGGATCGCGATCCGCACGCTCTGGAATCAGCTACAGGCGGAGCGTCGCGCTCTGGGGGACTTGCAGGACAAGCGCAACACCGATACGGGGACGTACGTGCGGGAGATGCGCGACTGCATCACGGGCGTCACCGCTGCGCTCAACCGGTTCGCCGAGCGGCTCGAGGACGCGGGGAGGGATCGTTGACCCACAAGCGCATCGTCGACGAGAACGAGGACGACGAAGAGGTAACTGCGGTCACGCACGAGATCAACCAACTGATCGCCGCCGGTGATGCCTGCCGCAAGGCCGTCGAGCGCGTCGTGCGCGCGAGCGACAGTCTCGTGAAGTCGCTCACGCCGCCCGGCCCGCTGCCAGCCGTCCACGTGCACCGACGCGATTGCTGGCTCGTGTACTCTCCGTGCGTGAGTACGGAGCCGGAGCACGAGCACGACTGGACGTGCGGGACGGGTGAGCTATCGTCGCGCTGCCCCGAGATCCGAGAGGAGGAGACGACGAAGACCTGACGTCGCACGCCCCCGCGGGGCGAGGCCGCTTGGACCGCACGCTCGAGCCGCTCGAGCTCGCCGTCGAAGAGGTGCTCGCGATCCCCACGGGAGCGAGCCATGCGAGACAGAGACGGATTCGGAATCGTCGTGGGCGCGCGGGACGCCGTGCGCGTCTTCGTGGTCCTCGCCGCGATCGGGACGGTCGCTCTCCTCGGCCAGGTGCTGAGCGGGTGCGGCGCGTCCGCGATCGGAGCGCAGGCCGACACGATCGCTGTGACCTACTCGGTGGCGCACGAGGTCGACGAGGTTCTCGTCACCGTCAGGGCCCGAGACCTCGACGAAGCGCTCGCGGCGTCACGCGCCGAATGCGGTGCGGGTGGCTGCTCGCAGGAGCGGGCCGCTCACTACCGCGCCGAGCTCGTCGAGCGCGAGCAGAAGTGGGCGCCGGCGATGGCCGCGCGCAATCACCTCTTCGACGCGCTCGACGAGTGGATCGAGGGCCTGCGTATCGCGGTAGCAGCACACACCGAATCGTTCGGCCTCGCGTTGCTGATCCGGCTCGGGGCTCTCGTCGTCGCCGCTTACGGGACTCTCGTCGACGTGCTCGCGACGATCGCGCCGGGCGTCCACCTACCGGGGCTGCCGGGCGAGCTCGGGGGTGCGTCGTGATCGCCAGTGTCGGGCCCGCGGTCGTCGTGGCGATCACCGCGCTGGGCAAGCTGCCCGGCGTCGTCGAGGCATTAGCGGCGATCTTCGGGACGAGCAAGGAGGACGTCGAGGCGAAGCTCGCGCGCGCCGAGGCAGCGGTGAAGGACCCGATCGACGTGGCTCCCGCCGACGCTGCACGGCGCGAGGAGCTCGAGCGGATCCTGCGCGGTGAGCCGACCGGGAGCTCGCGATGAGGTGGCCCGAATACGCCATGTACGTTCGCCCGCTCGACGACCGCCTCGTCGCCGCTGCGCACGCGCGCGACCGGCGATGGGCGCTCGTTCCGCTCGTGCTCGTCGCGATCGCGCTCGGGATGATCGTCGTCCAGTGTGGCGACGTCGGCGACGTTCACGCGGACGACCGACCCGCTGAACAGATCACTGAACCGTCAACCGACGACGCGTCTGTCAACCGCGCGCTCCTCCGCGTCCTCGTCGCCGAGGAGGGCCTGCGCCTCACGCCCGGGCACGGCGCGATTCTCGAGGTGCTCGCGCGTCGTTCGCCCGGGCGCGCTCTCACCGCCGCCGTCGCGTGCCGGTACTCGTCGGCCTTCGACCGCGACTGCCATCTCGAGGCGAGACCGGCCGCGGTCCGCCCGTGGCTCGCACACCTCGACGTCGACTGCGACGAGCCCGAGCGCTGGAACCCGCGCCTCTCGTGGGCACGGTGGCGACCGGGCTGCGTCGCGGTCGTCGCCGTCGTCGAGCGCTACCTCGCAGGCGACCTCGTCGTCGAACTCGACCGCCGTGCCGTCCACTTCGGGGCGCCGCATGGGCCCGACCTCGAGCGCGCCGTGCGGGCCGGCTGGCGACACGTGCCGGTCGAGGGGGCGCGCACCCTCTTCTGGGGTGTCCGATGAGCGCCGACCCCTCAACGAATGCTCCCCAGAGCACTCAATCGACCCCAGCGGCGAAACGGCGGACCCCTCTCGAGCAGGCAGCCGCGAACCCCAGGAGCCGCCAGCTCGCAATCAAGGCGAAGTGCTGGGACTGCCAGGGCGGTGACGCGGACCCTGGCGTGTTCACGCGGATCCGCGAGTGCACGGCGGGGAGCTGCCCCCTCCACGCGTTCCGTCCTGGGGCGACGTGAGGAGCCGCGTCGTCCTCCGCACGCTCCCGACCGCCGAGGGCTGGTACGGCTGGCTCGCGATCGCGCGGGGTGACGCGAAGGTCCACCCGCTCGGCCGCCTCGACAACCGCACGGCCGCGTCGATCTTGCTCGCCGAGGTGCTCGAGCGGGAGGCGCTCGGTCGCGTGGCCGCGAAGCTGAACGTGCCCGAACTGCCGGCGGGGCTGCCGTGAGCGTCGGCGCCGTGATCCTGATCGCACTGTCCGTGCAGACCGGCGCATACGTCGCGTACGTCGCGTACGTCGCGTGGATCCTGTGGGTGCTCTCGCGGGAGCGGCCGTGATCACCGCCGACTGCGCGATCCACGTCTTCCGCACGCGCGTCCGCCGATGTCCGATCTGCGCGGCCGTCATCGAGGAGATCCGCGATCGCGGCGACACCCGGCCCCTGATGCGCCGCTCGCAGACGCCGTCGATCATCGCGAAGGCGAAGGCGGCACGAGCTGCACGAAAGCAGGCGGCGTGAGCGTGATCGTCGACGACACGGCCGGCGGCGTCCTCGCGTTCGCTACAATGCGCAACACGCCCGGCCGTCACGACGCCGACGAGTTCCAGCGCCGGGGCGAGGCGTTCGTTCGGATGCACGGCGGGCGGCTCATGCTTTTCGACGACTCGCAGCCGATGCTTCGCCGCGCCAGCGACGTGCTGAGAACGCTCGACGAGTACGGCGGGCGACGGCTCGTGTGCGTCGCGTTCTTCTGCCACGGCTGGGCGCGCGGCATCGAGGCGGGCTTCGACCTGCGCCCGAGGATGGGAATGTCCGCGACCGTACTCGCCACCGCGATCGCGGCGAAGGCCACGCGCGCGGTGATCGTGCCGCTCTACTGCTGCTCGACGGCACACGGACCGGGCCCTGACGAGGCGCCGGGCGGTGACGGTGGCTTCGCCGATCAGCTCCGTGACGCCCTTTGCCGCGTCGGCTGCGTCGACAACCGCGTCGTCGCTCACGACACCGACGGGCACACGACGCGCAACCCGCGCGCGCGGTTCTTTGAGGGCGAGGGACAGCCCGAGGGCGCGATCGGCGGCCGGTGGATCGTGCACCCGAGCGACCCGCTCTTCCCGATCTGGCGTCGCTGGCTCACGCAGGACGACAACGACCTGTGGTTCCCGTTCCTCGACCGCGCGGCGATCCTGCGGGAGATCACGAAGTGATCCCTCCGTGGAGGGATTTCGTGCCGGCCGGCACTTAGAAGGACCGAGGGGCCTACAACCGGACGCGTTCAGGTCCCCTCGCCGCTCCCGCCACCAGGCGCCTCGCTGAGGCCTTCCGGGGTGGAGCCGCTACCCTCGGGGGTCTGGACCGCTCGAATCGCCTGCACGCATTTGTCACGTGCCGGGGAATGGGGTCGCGTAAGTCCTGGCGTCCCCAGCGGGATTTGAACCCGCGTCGCTGGCGTGAAAGGCCAGTGTGACACCTCCGTAACCACGCGACTCCACTCGATTCCGAGTGCGAGGACGTGCAGGGCGTGCGTCACGTGCGGTGGCGTGCAGGGTGCGTGGTCACGTATCTGGCACGCGTCCGGGGCAGGGCGTCGATCGCCTTGCGGAGCAGCTCGGGGCTGTGCTGCGCGTAGACGCGGCGGACCATCGCGCTCGACGTGTGGCCGAGCAGGCGGATCGTCGTTGCTTCGGGGACGCCGGCGTGAAGGAGCCAGGTGGCGAACGTGCGGCGCAGGTCGTTCGTCGAGTCGACCTTCGGGATCCCCGCCCGCTTCGACGCGGCCTTGAGTGCGCGGGCGAGTGCAGAGCGGCCCCATGCATCGGCGAAGAGCCGGCCCCCCTTCGATGCGCGCGGACCGATCACCTCCCATGCTTCGGCCGAGAGGGGGACAGTACGCGTCGAGCCCGCCGTCTTCGTCCCTCGGATCGCGATCGCTCGCGCCTCGGTGTTGACGTCGTCCGCGGTGAGCGCGTGAAGCTCGCTGTGCCTCACGCCGGTGTGGACGAAGACGACGAAGTGATCGCGACGCCTAGGCGGGATCGTGAGGAGCATCTGCTGGTACTCTTCGACGGTGAGCCACCGTGTCCGCGGCGTGTAGACGTCGTGCAGCGCGTCGGGCCAGAGGTCGATCGGGTCGCGCAGGTAGAGCCCGTGTCGGCGCGCGAGCCGCAGCGCAGCGCGGAGCGTGCCCCACTCCTTCGCGATCGTGTGGAGCGAGACGCCCGCGGCTAGCCTCGTGTCGACGTAGGCGTCGGCGTCACCGAGTGCGAGCGTGGCGAGGTTGCGGTCGTCACCGAGCTCGTGGAGGAGCCGGCCGCCCTTTGCGGCGAGCACGCTCATGGTGGCGTCGGCGCGGCCGGCGCGGGCCTTGTGTGCGCGCAGGCGCTCGAGCGCGTCGCTCAGCCGGAGCGTGGGCCCTTCGGACGTCGCCAGTAGTCTCTGCCGCTCGACACGCTTCGCAACGATCCGGGCGGCAGCGTGGTCGGCGGTTCGGGTGCTGGCGCGCCACCGTCGTCCGCGGTGGTCGTAGCCGGTGGCCCACCAGTAGGGGGAGTCGTCGCGCTTGTAGAGCTTCGCCACCGATCTCCTCCCGAAACGATCCAGCGCTCGAGCGCGTCGGAGGGTAACAGCAACCGGCGGCCGACGCGCACGTGGAACGGGATGCCTTTGATCACTTCGTAGGCCGTCCGCTTCGAGATGCGCAGCCTCTCGGCGACGTCGCCGGCGGTGAGAAGCATGGCGGTCACGGCACCTCCGCCCGCACCCGCTCGAGCTCGCTCTCGACCTCGCCGAGGCCGACGTCGGCGACGAGCAGGCGCAGAAGGTGGGCGGTGAGCGTCATCCGAAGAGCTCCGCGCTCGCGCGCACCTCGCCGCGGCCGACGACCTCGACGAGCCGGCGCGCCGCGAGCCTCTGGATGAACGTGTCTCGCGAGCTCCGCTGGTAGCCTGCGGCCTCGCCGAGCTGCGCGCGCGCGGCCGTCGTCGGGTAGACCGCGCACACCTCCTCGAGGATGGCCCGCTCGCCGACACCGAGGCGCTCGAGCCAGTGCGAGCGCAGGTCGTCGCCGGTCGGGAGCGGCTCGAAGTTGGGACCGAGTGCCTCGACGCCGGCGTCGGTCGCGACGTGGAGATCGCCCGCGCGATCAACGAGGCCCGCGGCGCGGAGCCGTTGCAGGAACGTGTCGCGGCTCGAGCGCTTGTAGGCTGTGAGGATCGTGAGCTGCTCGCTCGTCGCGCCCTCGGGGTACTGCGCGATCGCGGTGAGGATGGTGCGCTCGCCGACACCGAGACGACTCGGACCGTTCGCCGGCGTTGGCGGCCGGCGGGCGGGCACCGTGGCGACCCGCTTGCTGCCTCGGTGGAGGCCGCTCGACGTCGACACGAGCGGCTCACGGCGGAGCTCGTCGACGTGCTTCAGGGCTTCGGCGATCCGGTTCCACGCCTCGGCCGCCACCGAGATCGCGGCCTCGGCCGTGCGCACGCGCTCGCCGGCGTCGACCAGGGCGCGGCGGGTCGCCTCGTCGACGACGGGAACCTCGACGCGCTCGTAACGGACCTCCGGCTCGGCCGCGATCGCCGGCTTCTTCGCGACCTCGCGCTCGAGCTCGGCGATCCGCTTCCGCAGTGCCTTCGGGTCGTCGGCCTTCGCGCGCTCGAGCGTGCCCGCCATTTCGCGGCGGAACGCGTCGAGGGTCGACGTCGGCGACCGTCTTCGGTGCGAGCCGTGTCTCGCCCGGCTTCGGCGTCGCGCCGGAGTCGAACGTGGAGCAGCGCGGGATCGGTCGACGGCGACGACCTGCTGCCCGGCGCCGAAGAGCTGCTCTGTGAGCACCTTCGCGGTGTTGCTCTTGCCGGCGCGCTTCACGGCGAGGATGCCGACGCTCTCGGTGATGACGGCGAGCGGGAGCGCGAGCTCGCCGACGTGGATCGATCGCGGTCGCTTCACGTTCCACCTCGCTCGATCTCGTCAGCGAGCGCGCGCACGTTGCTCTCGGCGAACTCGACGGCGGGCCGGAGATCCGGGAGGCCGCGATCGCAGGCGTCACCAGTGATCTCGGCCGCCCTGTGCACGACGTCCGCCGCCCGCCGCAGCCCCGCGACGTAGATCGTGCGCAGCGTATCGGCGACGACGTGGCGGCTCGTCTCGGTGACGGCGAGGCCGAGCGTCGTGGCGATCGCGTCGAAGTCGGGGTCGCTCAACGGTCGAGCCCATCGGCGGCGTCGTCGTCGAGCTGCTCGGCCAGCCCGATCGGTTTGATCCCCGCGACGAGCTCGTCGAACGACGGGAGCTCGTCGAACGTGGGGATCGACTTCGCGAGCACGGCCCGCGTCGACGCGTACGCGGAGAGTCGGTCCCGACCGACGGCGAGCGCGGTTCCGAGCGCGCTCTTCGCCTCGGCGATGCGCTTGCGATCGCGCTCGATGTCAAAGAGAAGCCCGTTGAGCTTCTTGAGGAGCGCCCTGCGGCGCTCGCGGTCGTCGCTGATCTTCATCGCTTGCCTCCCGCGCGTGCGGACCGCTTCTTCGTCGGCGACTTCTTCTTCGCCTTCTTCGCCGCCGCAGCCATCTTCACCGCCGCCCTCTCCTCGCGCTCGAGCTTCTCGACGTCGACGCCCCACGCCTTGAAGAGCGTCTTGTCCTCGCGGCTCGAGTACGGCCCGAAGCCCGTGTATGCGCTCCGCGCGAGGGCGAGCTCGACGACGAGGCCTCGACATACGGCCTCGTCCGCCGATTCGATCTCGCGCTTGAGCAGCTCCTCGGGATGCGCCGGCTTCGGCTTCTTCTTCCGGCCCTTCTTCGGCTCGACGCCGATCGGGGGTTCCTCGACCTTGTCGAGCTCGCGCCGGCGGACGATTGCTTTGAGCGCGTCGTGCCAGGTGTGCTCGACCTGGGCGCGGGCAATGAGCCGCCAGATATCCGCGTGCGGTCGGTTCACCGCACGGGCGACGAGCGCTGCCATTGCGAGGTTGGCGACGCGGCGGGCGACGTCGTTCTTGGCCTTGTTGCGCGCGCCGGCGCTGTCGAGGGTTTGCCCGCGGTGCCGTGCCGAGCCCTTCTCGCGACGTAGGAGCCGGTCGGCGTCGGCCTTCGCGATGGCCTGTACGACGGTCCCGTTCGGAGATCGGATCAGCGTGACCGGCGGCGGGTCCTTCTTCGGCACGAGCGAGCGGAGCTTGACGTGCTTGCTGCCGATCCACTCCTCGCGGTCGAGCGCGACGTACGCGGCGCCGTGCCGGAGATACCCCCCGCCACCGCGGTACTCGTCGACGAGCTTCGCGGCGGCGGTGCCGTCGATGACCTTGACGCCCTTCGCCCGCTCCTCCTCCGCCCGGATCGCCCACGCGGCATCGGACTTCGCGCCGAAGCAGGTGGGGTCGGTGCACACGTCTGCACTGTCGACGTCGCCGAAGAGCTCGGCCTGATTGCCGGTGCGCTTGGGGCAATCGCCGCACGCGCCGGCGGCCGGCACGAGCGCCGCATCCTTCGGATTGAACGGCGCACCCTTGAGCCGGAGCATGAAGCGCTCGCGGACGATCCGGGCTGCCTCGCGTGCGGAGACCGGCACGCCGCGCCAGTCCAGGGCGAGCGCGCCGACCGCGTCCTTCTGGAGCGAGGTGGGAATGCGCGCGACGAGGAGCGCCGTCGCGGGCGTGAGCTCGCCGGCGATCAGGGCCTTGCGGCCTTCCTTGCCGAGGTCGCAGAGCTTGAGCCGCGCGTAGACGTACGCCCGCGAGCGGCCCACCTTCGCGGCGACGTCGTCGACCGAGCGGCCGAACTTCCCGACGAGCATCTGATAGCCGTCGGCCTCCTCGAGCGGGCTCACGTCCTCGCGCTGGTCGTTCTCGACGACCTGGGCCTCGACGACCTCGTCATCGAGCATCGCGCGGACGACGGCGGGCACCTCCTCGAGGCCGGCGAGCTTCGATGCACGGAGGCGGCGTTCGCCGAGGACGAGCTCGTAGCCCGAGCCGTTCGGGCGGACGAGGATCGGCTGTAGGACGCCCTGCGATTTGATCGACGCCGCGAGCTCGTCGAGCTTCGGCCTGTCGAACGTCTTGCGCGGGTTGAACGGGCTCGGCTTGATCTGCGCGAGCGAGATCGTGTCGATGCTCATTCTCCACCTCCCGCGAGCAGCGCGGCGATCATCTCGTCGTTGGTGATCGGGATCAGCTGAACGTGGCAGCCCATGGCCTCGGAGGTGTTGCGGACCATCAGCGCGTGCTCGGTACAGGCTCCGGCCTCGTCGCGCCCGGGCCACGTGTAGCGGACGACCGCCGGCGCGTCGCAGCCGCGCTGACCGCACTTCGTCGGGATGCTCATTCCGCACCTCCCTCGTCGACGAAGAGCGCGACGCCCGCTGGCGTGCGCACCTCGCGGACCTGGTAGCCGGCGAGCTCGAGGAGTTCGCGCGGGCCGCCGGCGACGACCCCTACTGAGACCCGGCCCCGACGCTTGCTCACGACGACGTGCTCGGCGACGTCGACCATCGTCGCTGCGGCCTTGCGCTTGCCGCGCTTCCGGGCGGGCCTCGTCGCACGCGCCGGCCGGCAGGCGTCGGAGCAGTACCTCGCCGACGTCGCTCCCTCGAAACCCGCGCCGCACTTCACGCAGACCTTCTCGGACATCGTCTCCTCCTCGACCGGCAAGCCGGCCTGTCGTCGGCGCGAGCGCCATTGCTCCCGTCGGTTTCTCTCTCTCGCGACCGAACGCTCCTCCGGCGTCATCGCGGCGCGTCTGGCGGCTAGCCGGTCGCGACTGAGCACCTTGTTTCGCTCGCGCATCCGGCACTCGTTCGCTGCACGACAAGCCGCACACCGACGGGCTGTCGTGTCGCGCTCCCCGCCGCAGTCCGAGCACGGCTTCCGCACCGACGGCGGTCGCGGCTTCACCAGTCCGAGTCGGCGCCGCTCCTCGAAGCGCGCGCGAGAGGCGGCTTTCTTCGTCGGATACACGGGCTCCGGCTCGCACACGACCGCGACCGCCGCGCCCGCAGTCGGGCCGACGGCCGCTCGAGCACGCTGCTGCGCCGCGTACCGCTCCCGGTATTCCGCGAGCCGGTGCGGGTCGCGCGACCGGCCGTCCGCTCCCGCCGGCGCCGTCAACCACGCGTGCCGCGCGTCTCGAGCGTCCGCATCGGCGAGGGCCTCGCGCACGTCGTCGACGCCGAAGCCCTCACGCTCCAGACCGGCCCGCAACCTCGGCAGTGCCTTCGCCTCGATCTGTCGCACGCGCTCTCGCGTGATCCCGAGCGCGTCCCCGATCTCCGCGAGCGTCATCGGGCCGAACCGGTGGACGAGCAGCCGGCAGACGGGGTCGTCCTCGTAGCGGCTCGCCTCGTCGACGGGCACATGTGCGCACGTGCGATCGAAAGCGTACAGCCGGCGCGTCTGCCGGCCGAGACACTCGAGGCATTCGAGGATCGCATCGCCGGCGCGGCCCCGGCCGACGACGCGCCAACCGCGCTCGAGCATCCGCGCCTCGAATGTTCCCGCTCGCGCGACCATGCGATCACCGGCGCCACTTCCGAGCGTCGGGGCACGTCGCGAAATGCGAGTCGTGCGTGCCGCTCCCGGCCTCGACGACCTGCACGACGGCGTCGCCGAGGAGGTCGGTCTCGACGACGAGGTTGCCGCCGGACCGCTCCTCGATCGGCATGGCCTTGCCCGCGGCGGTGCGAGCCCAGTGGATGCGGGCGCGACAGGAGCGGCAGCGGTCGGGCGTCACGCTGCCTCGCCCCGCACGCCGGCGACGCAGTCCTCGAGCGCGCTCAGCGACGTCTCGAGCTGCGCCGAGTCGATCACCCCCGTGAGGTGACGCCACTCGAGCCAGAGCCTCGCCGTCTGCGCGACGTCGTCGAGGCAGTAGCGTCTGACGCGCTCGTGCTCGCCCGCGGCCCAGAGCTCGGCGACCTGCGAGCCGTCGACCTCGCCCTTGCCCGCGCCACCGACGAGCCGCGACCAGCTGTCGAGCCCGGCGTACTTGCCCGCGCCGTAGTCCGAGAGCTGGTCGGCGAGGTCGAGGTGCCCGGCCTCGGTGAAGCGGTAGCGATAGTCGCGGCCGCCGAAGTACTCGCCGAGCTGGATCCGATGCCGGAGCGAGCGCGCGACGATCACCGGCAGGTCGAAGCGCCGGCCGTTGAACGTGACGAGCTGTACGCCCGGCCGAAGCAGGCGCGAGAACGCGCGGAGCGCACCCGCCTCGGTGTAGTCCGGCTCGCCGAGGCAGCCGAGCTTGCGCGGTCCCGCCTCGCGATCCCAATAGAGCGCGCCGAACGCGACGATCTGCCAATGCGGCGCGGGCGGGAACGGGTCGACGCGGCCGTCGCGCTCCCGCGGCGTGAACGGCACCGCGGCGTCGAGGATGGTCTCCAGGTCTAGGATGAGAGCGGGCATCACCCGGGCTTGCGCTGCTCGGCGATCCTCGAGTTTTCTTCGGCGAGCTCGCGCGCGAGTCGCTGCTCTTCGGACTCTGGCACCTCGCCGGTCTCGAGATCGTAGTCGGCCGAGGCGTCTCGCGGCGGCGGCAACTGCATCGTCGACAGCTTCTCGACGATCTCCGCGTCGATGACGGCCGACATCGGTGCGCCGGTCACTTCCCGATCGTCGACCACAGTCGCCCGCGCCATTTCGGGCGACTTCGGCAGCCACGTGAAGAGCGCGCGGACCGCCGTCTTGCGCGCCATCGCGAGGTAGTCGCTCTTCCACGCCGGCCCGAAGTTGCCGTCGCCGCGGCCACCGCGGGCCTTGCGGGCGTCAACCTGCCGCTTCGACAGCACGACGAACTGCCGATCGTTCTCCCCGCCCTTGAGCGCCGCAACGGCGTAGACGAACGTCATCGTCGCCTCGCTCTGGTCGACGTCGAGGTTCGGGATGTGCTTGAGCGTCGGGTCGAGGCCGAGCGTGTACTCGAAGACGTCGCCGGCGTGGACCGTGTACGCGAAGATCGACGAGACCTGACCGCTTCGGCGCGCGAGCTCGATCATTCCCTGGTAGCCGAGCTGCAGGGTGCACTGGCCCTTGCGCGGAATGAGGTACGCGTGCCCTAGCGGCGTGTTGACCTCGAGCCCGAGCTGCGCCGCCTGCAGGATGCTCGCGGCGAAGCTGAACTTGTCGCAGTCGGCGAGGTCACGGTTCGTACGGAGCGCCGTGAGCGCAACGCGTGCCATGCGGTCGCCGTCTAGATGCTTCGGCAGCGCGAGCCGAATCTGCGGCGCGAGGTCGCGTGCGAGGAACGACGCGAGACTGCCGTCGCCGCCACCGTTGCCTGCTCGCACGATCTGCCCGCTCGCGTCCTTCGTCGGTCGTCCCATGGTCACCGTCCCTTCTTTCGTCGAAGCACTCGGAAGCTCGTTGCCGGCGTCGTGATCTCCGCGCGCGTCTGCGTCCTGTGCGTGAACGTCGTTCCGTCGTCGAGCACGCCCTGCTCGTGCGCGCCGATTGCGTCCTTGAGCTGCGCCTCGAGCGCGTCGAGCTCGGCCGCGCGCTCCTTGATTTCGTCCTTGAGCAAGAGCCGTCGCGCATCGCGCTCGGCCCACTCATCGCCCGAGAGCTGGACCGACCCGCTCTCCTCTCCGGCGGGGTAGAGCGCGCGCACGCTCGCGAGCGTCGGCACGTGGAGGGGCACGCGGTTCTCCTGGACGCACCGCCAGAACTCCGCACCGCGCATGACGAGCTCGTCGATCGCGCCGTCGTGCCGCGGCACGTCCTCCCACCAGAGGGAGTTGCCGCCGACGCACGCGGCGATGGACGCGCACCGGTCGCCCGTAACGAGCATCTGGTGCTGCAGCTGCCACCACATCTCGATCGGCGTGCCGCGGTCCCATCGGTCGGCCTGATAGAGCCCGACGTTCTTCACCTCGAGCGGGATGCGGCCGAGCGCCGGGTGCCATGTCCACGCGTCGAGCGTGCAGAGGGCCCACGGGTGCTCGCGCGAGCGGAGGTGCGTGTTCGCCTTCTCCACGCGCCGGCCGGTGTATCGCGCCGAGCCGTACTGCTCGACGATCACCGGCTCCATCACGTGGCCCCAGCGGATGTACTCGACGTCGTCGAGGTCCTCGGGCGGAGCGCGACCGATTTTCTGCGCCCAGAGGATCGCTGGCCCCCCTTCCCCGTGTGTCGGGTGCTGTCCGAGGAGCATCGCCGCTTCGCTCGCGCCAATGCCGGACGCGCGCCGCTCGAGCCAGTCACGATCGGTGCTCGGGCCGAGGGCCTCGAAGGGCTCTACGATCGGGAGTGCGGTCGCCGCCGTCACGACGACGTCTCCGCCCGCACGTGCCGTCGGACGCGAGACAACTTCGCGCCGTCGAGGAAGCGGAGCAGTTGCTCGACGCAGACGTCGCACAGGTCGTCGCTGCGGTCCGCGCCAGCTAGCGCCGGGTTGCCCGGGTCTCCGCTCTTCACCGTCGCCACGAAGTGCGCGTTCTCCACGCGTCCGCAGCGGTCACACCGAACAAGATTCACTCGCGCCATGCTGTTCCTCCGTTGATCGCTTCGTCCCGCGCCCACCGCGCGCACGCGTAGAGCCCGCCCGTGTCCGTCTCGCAGATGTGATCCGCGAGCGCCGCGAACACCGTCGGCCGCTTCGCCAGCCCGCTCACGACGATCTCGATCGGGTGGCCGCGTCGACGAAGGCCGAGCGCGATGCCGAGCTCGACCCACATGCCGCGGCTCGGCGCGTCGGACGCCAGGATCCAGAGCAGCCCCGCGAGCTCGACGCCGGCGACGTCGCGCGACGCGAACCCGGCCGCGCGTTCGACCGAGAGCTCGTGGTCGGGCACGCCCGCCGCGATCGCGCGCCGAACGTCGAGACTCCAGTCGTAGGTGATGGCGTCGTCGCCGATGACGCGTCGGACTGCGCGCATGGCCTGCTTCGCGCGACCGAGCTCGCTCGAGGCGCCGGCGACGTACACGCGCGCGTCCGGGTTCCTCGCCTCGATCGCGAGCGCGAGGTCCTCGCTGAGGTCGGGACCGATGCGGCCGACGACGGTCACGCGACACCGACCTTGATCGAGGAGCACGTGTAGATCTCGCCGATGAGCTCGCGGACCTCGCTCTCGTCGAAGCCGGCGTGAGCGAAGACGCGGCCGATGAGATCAGCTGCGCGCTCGTCCGGGGTTCTCCTCGACGCGTCGGCGACCGCCTCGCGGATCCGCGCGCGAAGCCAGGAGCGGTGGCGCTCGTGCTGGGGACGGCGGCGGGTCACGACGCGACCTCGCGCGCCGGCTCACCGAGCTCGTCGCGGAGCTCGTCGACGCGCCGCTGCAGCTGCGAGAGCCGATGCGACTGGGCCACACCGATGAGCAGCGGGGGCCGGCAGTCCGCCTCGGTGTGCTCGCTCCGACGCATGACCTCGGCGCCGCACGCGGTGCAGCGCCAGCGCGGTCGCTTCGCCGTCATCGCCGTCCCGTGCCGCCAACCGCAACCGCCGCGGCGTCCACGTCCTCGCCCGCGACCACGCGCCGGGCGAAGTCCTCGAAGCGCGAGAGCGTCGCCACCGGCGCGGGGACCGGCTCCGCGTCGAGCTCGGGGGGCACGCCCGCGTCGTACGCGTCGTCGAGCCGCGCGCGCAGGCCCTCGATCGGGATCGGCCCGTCGAAGTCGTGCCCGTCGATCGCGTGCACGAGCCCGGTGAGCAGCTCGAGCCGCT